GCCCGAGCCGGGCGACATGTTCCCGGACGAGAAGATCCGCATCGAGATCCCCCGCAGCGAGGTGTGGTCCCTCGACACTGAGCAGCAGGTCGTCGACAACCTGGCGATCGACCGCCGGACCGGTAAGGCGTTCTGGTCCAAGCCGGTCGTCAGGCTCCTGGTCACCGCCGGCCAGGCACACCCGACGTTCCTCGACTTGATCCCGCAAGCGGCGGTGGAGAGGTGATCCGTCTGCTGCTGCACCGGGCGGCACTGCACACCGTGACGGTCCCCGGGCGCGGATACGCGCATTTCTACCGCTGCTGGACCTGCAGCCGCGGATGGAACGGACTGATCTTCCGGGCCGGGAAGCACTGGTGCTCGTGACATGGCCGGGGTGCTGGACGGCGTGCAGTTGAGGACGATCAATTCCATAGACGATCTTATGGAGTGTAAAAGATGGGCCGGGCAAAGGCGCGAAGGTCCGTTGTGTTTTGACACGGAATCAAGTGGTTTAAGCCCGTACCGGGACGAGTGCCGCCTGATCCAGATCGGGGACATGCACACCGGGTGGGCCGCCCCCGCCAGGCTCTGGGGCGGCGGGCTGCTCGAGATCCTGCGGGACTACGAGGGCGAGCTCGCCGCCCATCAGAGCCCTTATGACTGGCGAGTGATCAACCAGTTCAGCGGTCTGAAGCTGAACTGGGCGAAGATCCACGACACGCTGATCGCCTGCCACCTGTACGACTCGATAGCCCTGCACGGACTCAAGCCCTGGTCCGCGCGCAACACTGACCCGCGCGCCATGGCCGGCGAGCAGATCCTCAAAGACGCGATGGCCGCCAACCACTGGACGTGGGCGACGGTGCCGATCGACTACCCGGGATACACCGCGTACGCCGCCCTCGACCCCGTGCTCACCGCACACGCCTGGCGGAAGGTCGGCCCGTCCGCACTGGGCGTGTTCCGGGAGGCGTACGACCTGGAGCGGGCCACCGGGCGGATCGCCGCGCAGATGATGAACATCGGGATGATGCTCGACGTGCCGTACATCGAGCGCTCGATCGAGCAGCTGCAGGCGTGGGAGCGGCGCGCCACGGCCTGGCTGCGCGAGACGCACCACGTCACCTCGGTCAACTCCGCCGCCCAGATTCAGCGGGCCCTGCACGCCGTCGGGATCCCGACGATCGCGTGGACGAAGACCGGTCAGGCGTCGATCGACAAGGACACGCTGCGGGTATACGCCAACACGTACCCGGAGCAGCGCGGACTCATCGAGACGATCGGCATGGCCCGCAAGACGGACAAGATCGTGAACACGCACCTGCGCAAGTTCCTCGATCTGCGCGACGGCAACGACGTCATCCACGCGTCGATCAACACCTGCCAGGCGCGCACATCCCGCCAGAGCGTGACCGACCCGCCGATGCAGACGTTCGACCGGGACGTGCCGATGATCCGCGGCGCGTATCGGCCCCGGCCCGGCAACTCGTTTGTGACGGTCGACGCCGACCAGATCGAGGCGCGCCTCGGTGCGCACTTCAGCGCGGACCCCGCAATGATCCAGATGTTCCGCCACGCCGATGAGAGCGGAGTCGACTTCTTTAGGCTGATGGCGGGACAGATCTTCGGTGTCGGCCCGGACCAGATCGACAAGAAAGACCTGCGGCGCCAGGTGACCAAGAACGCCACCTACGCGAAGATCTACGGCTCCGGGCTCGAGCGGATGGCGCTGACCGCTGGCGTGCCGGTCGAGCAGGCGCGTCCGGTCTACACCGCGTTCGACCAGCTCTACCCCGGAATCAACCGTCTGATGGCGAGCATCGTGCAGAGGTGCCGCGCCGAAGAGCGGGCCGGCCACCGCGGTTTCGTGACCACACCCACCGGCCGCGTGCTGTACACCGACCGCGGGAAGGGCTACGCGGGCTTGAACTACAAGATCCAGGGCCATGCGGCGGAGATCCTGAAACAGAAGGTCATCGAGCTGGACGCGGCGGGGTTCGGTCCGCACCTGCGCCTGACCATCCATGACGAGGTGCTCGCGGAGTTCCCCACCGAGCACGCGGAGGACGGCCTGGCGACGATGACGCGGATCCTGACCGACCGCGAGACGTACGCTGTTCCGATCACGTGGGCCGGCAAGGTTCTGAACGAGAGGTGGATCAAGTCGTGAGGTACCCGGGCGCGCAGACCGACATGCGGCTGTACGAGGGCGAGGAGTGGAATGTCCCCGTCAATCCACGCAACGGCGATCTGACCGGATTCAGCGAGTGGGCGGAGCAGAGGCAGGAGCAGAGCGAGATCCAGCCGAGCGCCCCCAAGGACCTGAGGCTGATGCAGCAGGCCTGGGACGCCGCGCCCCATCACTTCGCCACGCTGCGCCGGGTCGGCTGGCTGGATCAGAAGGGTCGTGTGTGGACCAAGATCCCACCGTCCGCCGACTTCGACGGCGGGTCGCTCACGCCGCTGCTGATCGACGCGAGGGACTGACCGATGCTCCCTCCCGCGGTGTTGTGGATTGACCCGGGCGGAATGACGGGGCTGGCCTGGCTGATCGGCGGAGTCGACTTCGGAGCCGAGGAGTACCCGCCCCAGCAGGCCGGTGACATGATCTCCTCGTTCTGCTCGACCTGGAACTACGGCGGCACGATCGGGTGGGAGAGGTTCCACATCGGGCCGCAGACGCACAAGCTCACCCAGGAGCCGGTGCATCAGACGATTGAGATGATCGGCGTGGCCCGCTGGCTGTCCGCCGCCCACCACGTCTGCGTCCTCACGCCGGCCGCGCCGGACGATCGCAAGACGGCCAGCGCCGACATGCTCCGGAAGCTGGGCATCTGGCCCGCCGGGAAGGACGACGCACAGAGCGCCGCGCAGCACCTCGTTGCGTGGTGTCTGCGGTCCGGCAATCTGCCCGCTCCTTGGCGTGCTAGCCTCATGACTGCTGACATCTTGAGATAGCGACAGCAGGCAGGATCAGGGAAGAGGTGGGATAGCTGATGGCGTGGGCTGAAATCGATCTTCCGAATCAGCGGCTGCTGATCGGCTGCAGCCAGGTGGAGAACCACCTGGCCACGCAGATACCCGGGTGCAACTTCGACAAGGGGGCCGGAACTTGGCACGCTCCGTTGTCCTGGGCCACCGTATCCACGGTGCACATGCTCTGGCACGGCCAGCCGCTCGACGTCGGGCCCGAGCTGCAGGCGTGGTCGAAAGAGGCGTATGAAGACACGTGCTATGCGTGGTCGCTGCGCAGCGCCCTCGACGACGGCGAGGCCGAAGGAATCGCGCAACACCTCGACGGGTTCGACGAGAACAGCCTGCCGTTCCCGGATGGGCGGCCGCGCAAGCTGTATCCGTTCCAGCGGGCCGGCGCCGTCTACCTGTACGAGCGGCGGATCGGGATCCTCGGTGACGAGCAGGGCAACGGCAAGACGCCGCAGTTGATCCGTGCGCTGCAGCTGGCACGCGAGCTCGGCCCAGATCCGCTGCCCGCCCTGGTCGTGTGCACGGTCGCGGGCATGGTCGGCTGGGAGCGCGAGTTCGCGAACTGGGCGCCCGATCTTCGCACGGTCGTGGTCGACGGCACCGCGCTGCGCCGCCGCCAGGCGCTCGAGCGGACCGACGCCGATGTGTGGATCATGGGCTGGCCGAACGTGAAGGCGCACACCCGGCTCGAGATGTATCCAGGCACCCGGTTCATCCGGTGCAAGGAGTGCGGCGGTATCGACGAGGGGATCGCGGCCGCGCGCTGTGAGGTGCACCCCAAGGAGCTCAACACGGCGGGCCCGTGGCGCACGGTGATCGCCGACGAGGCGCACCGGATGCAGGACGCCAGGTCCAAGCAGACCCGTGCCCTGTGGTGGATGCTGCACGGCGCCACGTACCGTTGGCTGGCCACCGGAACGCCGGTCGGGGACAACATTGGCCAGCTCTGGCCCCTGCTGCACGGCCTGGACCGGGCCACCGCGCCGTCGCGCAGCCGGTACCTGGATCTGTTCGCCGTCAAGGAGATCAGCTTCCACGGCGGCACGACCGTGCTCGGCATCCGCCAGGACACCGCGCAGACCTTCCACAGCTTTGTGCAGCCGCTGATCCGGCGCATCCCGCGCAGGGTGGCGCTGCCGTTCCTGCCACGGCGGCTCGAGCCGGTGTTCCGGTACCCGGCCATGTCCCCTGTGCAGAAGCGCACCTATGACAAGATCCGCAAGCAGGCTCTGGTCGAGCTCGAGGGCCAGTTGATCGTGCCCCCTAACACGCTGGTGAGCTTCACGCGGCTGTGCCAGTTGGCGTCCGCCATGCTCGAGATCTCCGAGGGCGAGGACGCGGAGGGCTTCACCGTGTTGCGGCCGCGGATGGTCGCCCCTTCGTCCAAGGTCGCCGACCTGCTCGACTTCCTCGACGACGAGGAGGGCCAACTCGTGGTGGCGGCCAACTCGCCGCAGCTGGTCGCCCTGGCGGAGGCCGAGCTGGCGAAAAAGAAGATCACACACTGCAAGGTGGTCGGCGGGATGGGCGCGGACGCCATCGACCAGGCTGTGACCTGGTTCCAGCAGGGTGGCTGCCGGGTGGTGTTCATCACCGCGGCGGGTGCGGAGTCGATCACGCTGACCGCGGCGCACACGATCTTTTTCATACAGCCGGATCCGGTCTGGCGATCCCGGGACCAGAAGATCTGCCGCATCGACCGCATCGGGCAGCAGGGGCACCCGCAGGGCGGCGTCCGCATCGTCTACTCCATCACACCCGGCACGGTCGAAGAGCGGCTGTTCGAGCTGGGCGAGGAGAAGGGCATGCGCGCAGCGGAGCTGACCCAAGATGCGCTGCTGCTGCGCTGGCTGATCACAGGAGACAGCGATGGGTGAGTTCGGTGGCGACTGGCTGTTGGACATCTGGTTCTCCCACCCGTACGACGGTCTGGAGATCCAGCGCTCCGACGGCCGGTTGACCATCTCGATTCCGTTCGCCAGCGAGGGTTCGGCCCTGGTCGCTCTCGCCGAGCTGGGCGCGGCCGTCCGTCCGCGACATCGGGTGATCCCCGGTGAAGTGCTGAAGGGAGAGCAGGGAAGATGCTGGTCACACAGTCGGAGATCTACTCCTTCACGAGGTGCAGGCGCAACTGGTTCCTGACCTACTACCTGGGATTCGTGCCCACCGAGGAGCCCGCAACTGGGAACAAGCAACTCGGGATCCGGATCCACACCGCATTGGAAGCCTGGTACGGCTACCAGCTCGACCCGCTGACCGTGCTCGCGCTGCTCTACAAGGCCGAGGCCGCCAGCCGCCCCGACTACGCGGCCGAGCTGTCCGCCGAGGCGGACATGGCCGAGGCGATGGTGTCCGGGTACATGGAGTGGCTGGCCGAGGAGGGCGCCGACGCGGACTACGAGACGGTCGCCACCGAGACCGATCTGCGCGTGGACCTGCCCAGCGTGCCGGGTGTGCAGCTGCGGGCCCGGATGGACCAGGTGGCCTTGCGTAAGTCCGATGGGGTGCTGCTGTTCCGGGACTACAAGACGAGCGCCAACTTCGAGCGCGCCGAACAGCTGCGGCTCGACCCGCAGATGAAGTTCTACACGCTCGTGCAGCACCTCGCGTCGCCTCCGGGAGGTCCGAAGCTGGCCGGCGGCACGATCGACACGCTGCGGCGGGTGAAGCGGACCCCCAAGGCCGAACCGCCGTTCTACCGCCGTGACCCGTTCGTCTACACACCCGAAGAGATCACCTCCACGCTGATGCGCGTGCAGGCCGTGGCTACGCAGATCGTGTATTACCGCTTCATGCTGGACGACGTGTACCAGCGCAGCGGCGGGGACCTGGGGGCCGTGAACCAGGCGCAGCGCACCCTGATGTACCCCACGCCGATCCTGTCGGACTGCAAGTGGTGGTGCCCGGTGCGGGAAATCTGCCCGATGATGGACGACGGCGCAGACTGGTCTGGTAGTCTTGTCCGCAGTGGGAGGTTCAGGCAGGCGGACCCCCACGAGTACTACAAAGACGACGCTCTGCGCACGATCAGGGAAGAGATGGCGAAGATCTGATGGGTGACTCGACACCGAAGGCAACCGACGGCCCGTCCGCGCGGCGTGGCGGCATCCTGGACGCCGTTCTGGGCGAGCAGGCCGCGCGTGCACAGGAGAAGGCTACGGAGATCGCGCTGCGGAATGCTGAGAACGACGCACGGCACAACAGGGTCCGGAACACCGTGTCGACCGTATTCATGATGTTGGTCACGCTCGCTGCCCTGTTCGGATCGGCGATGGGATGTCTGGCGATGTGGAACGCGGTCGTCGGATGACCGTCCAGCCGTACCAGCAGCAGATCCCGGCCGCATACGTCCAGATGCAGCCGCCGCGCCGACAGGTGCAGGGTCTGTCGTTCCTGGTGCACGGGCTGCCGAAGGCCGGAAAGTCGACGTTCGCCGACTCGGGACCCGCGCCGCGCGTCGTGCTCGACGTTGAGGGCTCCTCGTACTGGACCCCTTCACGGAAGATCTACTGGGATCCGGTCCGCGAGCCGCAGCCGCCGCAGCCGGACGGCACGTGGGAGACGGCGATCGTCCTGGTGCGCGAAGCTCGGACCGTGGCCGCCACATATCGTGTGCTGAACTCCGGGCAGCACCCGTTCAACTCCTGCTCCATGGACTCGGTCACCGAGGTACAGCAGCGTGTGATCGACGACTTGGCCGGTAGCGGAAAGATCGAGCGTGACCACTGGAACGCGCTTCTGCGTCAGGTCTCCTCCATGGTCCGCCAGTTCCGAGACCTGATCACACATCCGGTCAAGCCGCTGTGGACGATGACGTTCGTTGCGGGCACGCACCAGAAAGACGGTCGCTGGCGGCCTATGGTGCAGGGCCAGGCACAGGACTACCTGCCCTATTACGTGGATGTGCTCGGATACCTGCACGCCTTGCAGGACGGCAACCGGTTCATGTTCATCGGACCGCATCCGCAGTACGAGACGGGCGAGCGTCTGGGAGGGCGCCTGCCGTTCACCATGCAGATCGGGGACGCCTCCCACCCCGGATACACCGCCGAGTCCATGCTCACGCAAGTGCTACAGGGAAGAGGGAGATAACCCGTGGGTCAGTACGATTTCGCGTCGCTGTACGGCCAGGCCGACAGCTCGATCTTCGTCTACGAGGCCGGCGAGGTCGACGCCGTGGTCGAGTCGAGCACCTGGGGCCGCACCAGGGACGGCATGAAGGGGCAGTGGGACATCCGCTTCCGCGTCACCACCGGGCCGAACGCCGGCCGTGCGCAGATCAAAATGCCCATGACCGTCAGCCCCGACGGACCGAACGGCCCACAGTCGCTCGGCATCATGTTCAAGCACCTGTCGGCGCTGGGCATCCCGGTGCCGGACCAGAACAACACCCAGCAGCAGCCCTTCTGGGCGCTGGGCTGGTCCGAGGAGCAGGTGGCCCAGGCCATGGTCGGCAGGCCGGTGCTTCTGAAGATCGTGATCGAAGAATACGAGGGCGTGAACCGCAACAAGGTCCGCGACATCCGCCCGCCGCGCCCGGGCGCGCCGACCACCTGGCCGCAGTTCCAGCAGCAGCCGCAGATGCCCGGCTACGGCCAACCTCAGGGCGCCGTGCCCGGCTACGGTCAGCAGCCGCAGTACCAGAACTACCCCACCGTCGCGCCCGCGGCGCCGTTCCCGCAGCAGCCGCAGCCGCAGTTCCAGCAGCCCGGGTACGCGGCGGCCCAGGCCAACGCGTTCAACCCCGGTGGGGCGTACGCAGCCCCACAGCAGCCCGCCGCCGGTCCCGTGGCCCCCGCGCCCTGGCAGCAGCCGCAAGGGGCCCCCGCACCCGCCGGTGCCCAGGGCGCGCCCAATCCGGCCGTGCCCCCGTGGGCGCAGCCGCCGGTTCCGGGCGCGGGCGGCACCGGGGAGTTCACACAGCAGGGACAGAGTTACCAGCCCTCGACCGCGCCGTTCCCCCAGGGGCCGCAGCAGCCCCCGAACGGCGCCATGCCGACGGGTTACCCGCA